CGGGGGGTCTCCTGCCTTAACGCTCTCAACTTGTAGGGTAACCGAATTACCAGTTATATCTAGTACTAGACCGCTAAGCTGTAAACTACTTGATGAATTTGTATCGTACACTTCAGAAGTAGTTATCATGAGTGAATCAAACTCATTAAAACCAGCGGTGGTATTTAAAGTAAATGTAATTTCATAAGGATTTTCCAAAGGATACTCAATAGGTATACTCGTTGTTGAAACTACGCCAGGTAATAAAACATCGTAACGGTATACAGAACCCTCTATTGAATACACAGACGTAAGAAGTTCAGATGTTATCTGTGCTCCAGAAACAATAGCCACTGTTGGAGGAGCACTTACTATTACTCGATTAGGAGAAGTAGCAGTGCTTACTATGCGCGTTCCAGCAGCAAATGCCCCACCACCAGTCACACTTTTTATAGTGGTACCAACAAAAACGTTTGACAAACTTGTAACAGGAATTGTTGTAGAACTAGTGGAAACGCCGCTTGAAGTGGTAAAGGTAGTACTACGGTTACATTGATTAAAGTACCATCCTTGTGCTATCTCATCACTTGGATCAAAAAATGAAGGGTTTCTAATTAAGTTCTTACGAGAAGCAACTAATTCAACCTGTGACGAATGTGCGTCTTCAAACAAAAAAGACGCCGAGGATGCATAACCAGAAATAATCATAGCGTCTACATCAGAACCAGCGTTAGCGTATTTAAACGTGTAAAGCTGTTCAGTTCTATTTTGATATACGTCTGTAATGGTGAAAACACCATCAAAACCTGCGCCTACATTAGACACGGCAACTTGTCTTCCAATAACAAAATTATGAGGGGTGTCCGTAGACAACGTAACTACCCCAGAAGACTTAGCTTTTAATGTAACTTTTTCAGGTCCGTAAACTTGAGCGGCATCTACGTAATACGGGGCGTTGTTGTGGGAAGCGATAGAAAACTCTGGGCTAACAAATTTAGCGTTAGAAGGAGCAATTCCTGCCACATTAGCCGCGGACCAAGTAGAGGAGCTTTGTGATCCTGCGCTCAAAGTTCTACTTACAGTACTTAATACGTTACTGTCTTTATCGTAAAACACTAAACCACTAGTTACGGCTTTTGTTGTGCTAGTAACCCCAGGGTTTACTTGAATATTAAACGCATACGGTTTACCTCCATCAACGGAGATTCTTTGAGATAGCGTTGCAGATGTATCTAGTACTGGATCTTTTCCAAAGTAAATTACAGTACCAGAATTTATGCTGCGTGTAGTTGGAGCAGAAAGGGTAATTACTCCCGTAGAACTGTTTACTGCGGTTACGTGGGTACCTCTTGTAATTCCTGGGCCAATTACGTTTTCACCAACACTTGCTGTAATAGGGGCTACTGTCAGAGATGTGGCTCCTAAAGATACATTTGCGGTTAGTGTTCCTGACTTTGGGCCTAAAGAAAAACTTGCCCTAGTTCCTGTACTTGAAGTAGCAACAACACCAATTCCATAAGATAAGTTAGTTGAAGCCTCAACGGTTGCATTACTTAAGGCAGTGGTTGGAGCGTAATTAACCTCAAAAGTGTTGTCGTCAATAACACGGGTTACCACAGTGCCTGTGGCAAATACCCCAGTTCCAGAAGAAATAAATAACGACATACCACTACGTAGCTTTGTAGCAGACTTTTCGTAGGAGTACTTCGTTAATATTTTACTACCAGCAGTTGAATACACGGTTGGAAACCAAATAGCATTAGGATCAGTATGATCAATTGAAGTACTATTTCTATTTTGGTAACCAGGAATTGGGGAGGCCCCGCTGTTTGTTCCAAAACCAGACGCTGACAAGGATGTTGTAAAAGTACCAGTACTAGCTTTTGGATACCAAAGGCCAGTATCTTCAATAAAAGACGAGCTGTTGTAGTCAGTAATTAAATTAACTGGTGCAATGATGTTAACGCCGTACCCCGTGAAGGACTCAATTAGATCAATAAGTCCATAGGAAGAACCTGCTTTTTTGTAATTTCTAATTAAATTACTAAGCAAAACTCTTGCTTGAACACCATTACTTACATTTGAGTACGCTGTACCAAACTGCTTCAAGTAAAGCTTTATCAGCTCTTCATCCGCAGTAGCTGGATCGGACATATTAAACACGGAATTAGATGCCGTTTGGTACGTGTCTATATGAAAAGCTAGCAAGCTTAAGAAATCTTTTAGGTCAGTATTCTCGTTACCTTGTATAAGTTTTTTATAAAAATTAGGTATATGAGAAAAAAGAACATCTAAAGTGCCTACGTCTTTAACCGCGTTGCTAGCAGACTCAGCAAGTTTTGCCCACTTAAAGTTTTTGTACCCTGTCCCAGTTCCAGTAACAGATTCTTCACGATAATCTGTATCTGTTGCATACTTCACAAAAACAGAGTAGTAATATTTAGGTGCGTTTAAATCCGTACCGATTACATTTTTTCCAGGGTTTTCGGTTAATGCGGTTGCGGCCCCTGTGTCATAAATATGATAATCGGCAAAAACGCCTTGCTTAGTTGTAGGTACTACTTGACCAATATCTCTAGGGTCAACGTTTAAAACATCAACAGTTGAGTACCCATGCCCAGACCTAGCCACATTGACTTGTGTTGTTGCCATTTCGTATATGCTTATGTCTAGTTCTGCTCCAGTACCAGCGGTCTCTGAAATATTTACTGTTTTAACGGATGTGTAGCTACCTGGCGCGCCAGGACCTAATGGAAAATAGAACGACCTTATCCCACCATTAAATTGATCGACTGCGGTGACAATTACTTCAAGTTTATTTTCTGGGACATCTGGAACGCCTATAGCACTTCCAGAAATATTTAGTACATCTCCAACCGTATAGAACTCACCATACGATGTAATTTCTACACCAACTACTTGACCAAGATCAGCCCTAGACCTAGTTACAGAAAAAAACGCACCTGTAGCTGACGGGTTTGCGGTAGTAGCTGAAATGCCTGTTCCAAATCTTCCAACATTTTTATATACTACGTAGTCTTCAGACAAATCATTTTTGTAGCCCCCACCGCTAAATGTAAATCCAGAAAGGCTTCCTTCTCGGAATACCGAATTAGCGAAGAAACCATTACCTCCATAGCTCAGTCTGACTTCTGTATTAGGTATTTCTTGAGAATAAATAACTACGCCATCAGTTATATTTCTAGGGTGTCCTTCTACGTTTCTAACTACTTTAAATTCAAGCGCGTTAAGCTCAGGGCTCGGTAAATTCCAGCTGATCTGGTTAACTAAATAATTAGATGGTTTAACAGTTAACTCGGTGTTAAGTAAACCATTAACGTATGGGACTTGTGCCATTAGACAGTTCCACCTGTAGTCACTACATTGATGTAGCTCTTTTCAAGAATAGGAACTTCGTTTAGCGCACAGTTAATATCTGCAGGGACATTACCATTTGTGCCTTCAAAGTTTAAAATAGCACCAGATGCAATTAATGTGGTTGGTGACGCACTAATAGTAATTGCTGTTGAACTAGTTATTGCAGTGACATGAGTTCCAGCTGGAACAACTCCAGCACCAGTAATAGATGCAATTTTTGCGCCTACCCACGCCCCTGCAGTACTAACAACGTTTACAGTTGTTGCGTTAGTTGCAACCGTTGAAGTAGTAGTTACCTTTTTAGTGTAAACAGCAGGTAGGGTTTCCATAATATTAATTGTAGTATATGCAACACCTTCTACTGAATTACATGTAGCGTACACATCACCTTGTGTAATAACGTCATTAAAAGTTACGTTATCAAATGCAAGTAACGAGTGGATCGCGGCAGTTACCGCGGTTCCTACAGTTGCTGAATTGTATTGTGGCTTTACGTTAACAAGAACTTTTAAATAAGGGTAGAGCGCTGTAAAATCAGCTACTGTCAAGGTAGTACCAGGTGGCACCTTGTCTACAAAGTACTCTTTAACCGTTGTTTTAAATAATTCAGTTGACCCGTATCCACCAGCCGCTGCGATGTAAAGCAAAACATTTGCATACCCTGAGGAAATAGCATTTGCTTTAGACACCCCATTAACTTGTATAGCCAGTTGCCCGTAGTCCTTTAGAGACACGGCTCTATTTAAAGAACGCAATGCGGCAGGGGCATTAATTCTAACGGAGTCCGTACTCTCTGGATCAGTTCCGCCGCTAAAACCTAGAGGGTTTTTAACCTCAACATTTGCTACGTCAATATTCTTTAAAGTGTCTGGAGCAATATTACCTCGATTTCCAGGAGTTTCTGAGTACCTGTATGTCACATAAATAATAGAATCCTTAGGCGGAATACGCCCAGAAACACCGTCGCCAAATTTAATATATGTAAACCCTGCACCATCTGTAAACGTTGAAAATACAGGATCGTCATCCGCGTAATCAATAATAAATGGAACTTTAGTGTAAGTTAACCCACCAACTATAACCGTAATAGGCGATCCAGTAATAACACCTGTATTTGATAAAACAAATGTTTGATTAGGTGTTCCTTCAGAAGAACCGACAGTTTCAGACTCTTGAACCCTACCCTGTGTAACAAAACCTGTTGCTGTTGAAGGAGTTGTTCCATTTGCTCCGTCTAACGAAACTTCAGAATTTAGTGTAAAAGAAACTGAAGGTTCATTTCCGTCTGAGTCAGTAGTTAACGTGGTGCCTTTGGAAATAACCACTGGGGAAATTGAGTAATTACTAAAAGTTACGGATCCCGTTGCTGGACTAATGTCATTAGGAATATAGTTTAAAAGCCTAGCTATATTTAGTACCGTATCACGTTGAGTAGATGTGGTAATAAATGCCTCATTAGCGGCACGGTCAATTTGGTAGTTTAGGATATCTCCCATATAGGCGAACAACTCTAAAAGAACAATACCAAAATCACTAGAGTCACGTGAGGTCCATTGTGGAGCAAAGTTGGGGATCAGACCCTTTAAGTCCTCAAGAATAGATGAGTAATCCCTAGAGGTGTAATCCACCTGTGGTAGGTATAAATTATCAGACATGTTACAGTACCTCGATCGTTTCACCAGCGGCGGTCAGTGAAGATGTAATTATTTTAACAGAATCGGTTTCCCCATTAGGGAGTCTATAAATTATGCTAAACGTAATAGAAGCCATGGTTTCGTCATACGCAGCTACTAAATCTTCCAGAAGTAACTCTGGGGCCCAAACTGCAAACATCTCACTGATTGCAGCTTTAGCTAGACTAAGGGCTTCGGATGAGGTTTCAAATAGTAAGTCGTTTAAATTAGCGCCGTAATTATAGTACCAAATCCTTTCACCAATTCCAGTAGATAAAAGAGTTAAAACCTTATTTTTCCAAGCTTTTGAACTGTTATCTGCTACAGAAGAGACTTTACCCTTAACGGATAAGGTAAACGGCAGGTCAATAACAGAGGTGTTATCAAGAATGGTTTTTTTCATTTTAGAACGCTCCTAACCAGAGTGGGAAATTAGGGTCCCCGCCCTCAAACATTACCCAGACACCTTGTCCAGGATTTCTTTTATATGAGCCCGCTCCCGTAGTAGTAAGAATTATGCTGGGAATAGCTGGGTACACGGGAGCAGTTCCAGCAGGTAGTGCTTCAACTGTAAGTTGTGTACTAGTTCCAGACCACCATATTTGAACGGATTGTCCAGCAGTAGCGGTTGCTACATAGTTAATGGTAACAACTTGGCGGTTTGGTATACCCGCTGATTTACGAGCTGGTACATCAATTTCAGTAGCTGAGTCAGGGTAGTCAAGATTATTAGTACGAACCCAAAAAATTGCTTTTTCTACAGAGTTAGCAAGGTTAGTAATCTGTATAGAAAAGGTCAGGCTGTAAGTTCCTGCGTATTCAAAGGTAACTTTGTTTCCATCTACAATGCTAATCCCGTTTGCTTCCGCAGTTCTTCCTAAAGAAATAACTTGAGCTACTGTAGTAGACACTAGAGGCTGGTCAGTCATATCATAAAAAGACCCGTATATAGGTTTACCCCCAACGTTAGCCATTCCTCCTACAATTTCCCAGGCCCAGTTAGTTACTGCTTGGCCAAGAATTTGAGGAATTTGTAATTTAACTCGGCCACGTCCCGTTGGATCGTCTGAAGAAACTACAATACCTCTGTAAATTCCATAAAAACGTTTATCTGACATATCGCCAGTAAATATTTCAGAGTACACCCGATCCCTCCAATCGTTTAATAACAGTAGCCGTCCTATTTCTAGTGTCAATGTTGCTAGGGCTATCTAGTCCTCGCTTAGCCACCCAAACATGAGGCCTAGCAGAAGCTACATAGTCTGGTTGAGATCGGTTTTCTGAAATAGAAAACCCATCATTTGCATACTCTTGCGTTCCTTTTACTAGTGTAGACTCTGCAACCTCTGCAACATTTCTTACATTAGGTACTAAAACTCTAGCTGCAATTTCCGCTGGCAATAACGTTTGATCATTATAAACAAACGCTTGCCCTAGAGAATCTGCGCCCACTTCTAAGTGCGTTATGTAAGTAAGAATATTTGGAGAAGTTTCAATAATATGATGTCGTGCAGATAGCACAATCCAATAACCTGAATAATCTTTACCAAGTCCATCTAAATATACAGGTTTATCAGGATTAATAGTAGGGGTTCCAATAATTGTTACTCGAGCCCTATATGGAAATCTATTTCTTTGGTCAACCGAGTTTGCTTCATATACAGCTTGGTTGTAACCTGGCGCTACTACCTCAGTAGCAAAACTATCAAACAGCTCAGTCGCAGATGTTTCTCGTAAAGCTTCTGGTCTTTGCGCATTTGTAACAATAGTTGCAGTACGGCTGTTGGGGTCAACACCACCTATTTGAGAGGCAGACTTATACGCATCCACGTAATGAACGCTTTCCCCAACAGTTAAGTCAAAAGAATAAAGGTCAGATCCTGCAGGACTATTAGCTTCCCGCATTCTAAATATTTTAGCAGATTCTTTATACCTGTTGTAATCTGCAACTAAGCTTTGAAAATAAATGGCAGTATTTTCAATGCGTAAAGAATATCCGCATTGTCTTGCCAAGCGGGTCATTAATTGAAGATCAGTATGACCAGCTTGAGTAATCTGGTCATAAACTCTGGGATGATCTTCGACGTACGGGGAGAAGCCGTTTTGATTAGCAATAGCCTTTATAACATTTGAAGCAGTAGTATTTTCAAATACTCGTTGTCTTGCCTGCTTTAGTTTGTAGGAGGCTCCAATTAAAGTAACAGTTACGAACTTTTTACCAGGACTAATCTCAGGTTTAACATCATGGATATATCCAACAAACTCTCTAGCAGAGTCTTTTCCCCTAATAACGCACCGCACAGGTTCGCTTGGGCGCAGGGTAGAGTACTGAATATCCCAATCCCTAAACTTAACTACAGCTACCTCGTGCGCATACCGCTCTTGAGTAAGAGTAAACGAGTACACGCGTTGAGGCGGTACTTGCGCTAAAGGAAACTCAATAGTTAGGTAATTAAACATTTGGAATACGCATCTCCGTGCCGTCTTCTAAATGCAAAAAGTCAACTATTTCTGGGTTGTACTCAGCAATAGCCCACCAAAGGCTTGGGCTACGTAAGTAACGATTAGCTAAGCCTTCCAATGTTTCACCTTTAGTATAGGTATGAATATAAAAAGAAATATTAGTTAAGTCATCTAATTGATAAAATACAATAGGGTAAGTTTTACCGTTTTCTTTTTTTCTAAAATAATCAACGGTTGACTTTTCATACCTGGAATTTGCGTGAATACTCATTTATTTTGCCGCCAATCCAGCTGTTGCCATTAAGTTAAACTGCATAGAAACATCCGTGCGAATAGGTATCATACCCTTACTAAACCCTATGTGATTTACAGCTAAATTACTTACATAGCCTAAATAACTTAATGGGCCAACGTCAATTTTTAAAAGTGTAGGGCTTAAAAAACCAATATCTGAACTAAGTCTACCCGTTGCTTGATTAACCCAACCTGGGCCGTTAATAGCCTTGTAAAGGTATTCAACATCTGCAATAGTTCCAAATTTTTGTAAATCTTGGATTTTTTTAACAAGCACCTCAGAAGATGGATTGTCTAAATTACCATTTCCAACATAAAACTTTCTGTATCGTCGGGCTAGTTCATCGTAGGTAACATTACGAGAAGAACCTGGAGGAATAGATTTAATACAAGCAAAATCATTTGTTCTATCTAACCTGACAGTTAGTGTTAAGTATTGACCGCTTGGAAAAGCGCCCACAACATCCACAAACTTGTCTGCAAATGAAGGTGTAATATCCATATTTACGGCAACAGACGTAGTTATACTTTCAGGATTCCACATAAATTGAAAACCATACCTAGGGTCTTTAAGGTCAGACCCGTCGTTATACGTGGCAGTGTTTACGTAGTTATTGCCAACACGCGAATACCAATAAATGCGACCCCGCCTAAACTTATGTGTACCGCCATGCGTGTATGCGCCTGCATCAACAGCTAACGGGTCTTTAGAAGGCTCAACAGGCATACTCCATTTATGGGGTGGAAGGTTCCATTGATACCTAGCTAAACCTATAATTGGCCTACTCTTAGTAAGAGGAGGTCTTCTGTCTACGCCCCCAGCTAAATCAGGTACTTTTTTCATACAACTATGTCCTTGCTGTCATGGCTTGAGTAATTGCACTTGCAAACGCATACGGATCAGCCGATAGTGGGGCAGACACATTAATGGTAATTGCCCCCGTGTAAAGAGGTCCAGCAGGAGAAGCTTGAGTTTGACCAGTAATGTCTACGCCACTAACGTCAGTTGGGGAAGTGCCAAAAACGCTTGTTTTGCCCTTGCCGCTAATTATGTCTAAAAGTGTAGTATTACTACCTTTCATACCTTTGTACGCATCAGTTCCTAGTTTTCCAGCAGCTAGTGCAGAAAGAGCTAGACCGCCACGTCCTCCAGAAATAGCGTCTGTTAAAAGGGCGCCAGCGCCACCTCGCGCTCCAGCAAGAGTCTCCATCATTGTTGTTATATTTAGTACAGTTTTTCCAACACCTGAGGACCCCAGCTTAGTCAATGCTCCATAGCCAGTTTGAAGCATGTTATTGGTTCTAGTAAGACCTTGCAGTACGGGCTCGGATAAATTTTGAATCATTTGTAATTCAGCTGTACTTCTATTTGAAGTAGTTTCAGCTCCTGTAGTTAAACCACCCGTGCCTAAAAGAGCTTTTTTACTAAAACTTTTACCCTTTGATTTTTGAATAAGTCCTGCAATAATAACTTGTCGAATTTGCGGGTCACCGCCAAAGTATTGATTAATAATACTATCTAAAGAGTTACCCGACATAGCGGCAATTGCAATGTCTTCTTCACTTATATCTTTTCCCCTTGAAAGTATTTCGTAAACTCTATCAATAATGCTTGACAGGTCATTCATACCCGAACCGTTAGAGTTTCTAACTTGAACTCCAAACATACGCAGCATGTTTACGTTGTAGGCAGTGTTAATACCCGACATTGTTTGAGCACCACCAGTTAGGCCTATACCTGGAGCAAGATTAGAGGCCAACGCGGCCCCGCCCAGAATACCTGTGTAGTTATTGCCAGCTCTGAAATTTTTAAGCCCTGGCATAAGCCCATTTCCAGCTAAAAAGTTTCCTGCATAAGCGGCATCATAGGGGCTAATTGCAGTGCCTTGATTGGAAGCTTGTTTTTGAATATCGTAGCCCCGTTGTGCGGTGGTACCTACGCCAGAGTAAAATCTAATACGTTCAGCTAGTTGATTTACTAAAACTGCTTCTTGGGTAGTAGGTGCAAAGGCTGCCACTGCTCCAACTGTGGCTACCGACCCAGTAATAGCTGATTTTAATGCACCACTAAGTTTGCTACGGTCATCGGCTGATTTAAAGCGCTCAGGCATAGAAGGTGTGCTAGTAGGAGCACCTGTATTAGTACCAGCACCAAAAGAGGAATACCCAGAAGAGCCAAATCCACCGCCAGGGTTTTGGGAAGAACTTTTATTAGCTACTTGAGTTGAGCTTTGGCCACCAATAGACCCAGAAGCCTCACCTGCCGCACTTAAGTTTTCCTTAATTTTTGCGGTAGTGGCTTCTAGCTCTTTAGTTTTTTCCAGGGCTTTGTCTAAGCCCTCATTGAGATCTGCCATATCAATCCTTTATCGATGAGCCCTTAAAGCCCAGTTTTGCCTTTCCCTATACGAAAGAGAGCGCACGTCGCTCATACTCCAGCCAGGAAATGCTCGGATTAATAATTCATAAGAGTCCATTAAGTATTCGTATTCTTTATTACTATAGACGAAATAAGTCGGCAAGACTTAGTAACAAGGTAATATTCTTGCCACATGCCTCGCAAGCCTTATTCACCTCCCCGAGGCGTGGTCCTGGATTACGGGCATAGAT